CAATTATCAAAAGAGACTGGTGGCGAGTTTGGGACAAAGAAGAGCTACCACCATTGATGCATGTCATACAATCGTACGATACGGCATTCATGAAAAAAGAAACAGCTGACTACAGCGCCATTACAACCTGGGGCGTGTTTCAACCAGACGAGGACAGTGGACCGGGGCTTATCCTGGTTGATTCTGTAAAAGATAGATTTGAGTTTCCAGAGCTTAGACGTGTCGCAAAAGAGCAGTATGATTATTGGAAACCCGAGTCTGTGATTATTGAGGGCAAGGCATCAGGTCTACCATTAACCTATGAAATGCGTAAATTAGGGATACCAGTTATTAACTTTACACCTAGCCGTGGAAATGATAAACATACTAGAGTGAACTCTGTAGCACCGTTATTCGAAGCGGGGCAGATCTGGGCACCAGATACAAAGTTTGCTGAAGAAGTGATTGAGGAATGCGCTGCATTCCCACTAGGCGAACACGATGACTTAGTGGATAGCATGACTCAAGCAGTAATGAGATTTAGACAAGGTGGTTTTATAGATCATCCAGATGATTACGAGGATGAAGAATTACCATCACAACAAAGGACGTACTATTAATGGCAATAGACAAAGTACAAGATCTATCAAAAGAAACGATCGTAATTGATCCAACTGTAGAAGTTCAGACACCAGCTGAAGAACTTGCAGATATGCAAATGGATATTCAAATGACAGAAGACGGTGGAGCAGAGGTAGATTTAGATCCATCCGCTGCAGCACCAGAGGGATCACAAAATCACGAAGCAAACCTAGCAGAGTTTTTAGATGAAGATGTTTTAAACAGCATTCACGATGAACTAAAAGAAAATCACGATGACTTTGTATCTTCAAGAAAAGATTGGTCGGACTCTTACACAAAAGGTTTAGACCTATTAGGTTTCAAATACGAAAACAGATCAGAACCATTTCAAGGTGCATCAGGTGCAACACATCCAGTTTTAGCTGAAGCTGTTACACAGTTTCAAGCACTAGCTTACAAAGAACTATTGCCAGCAGGTGGACCTGTAAGAACTCAGATTGTTGGTATGGTAGATCAAGCAAGAGAGCAGCAGTCACAAAGAGTCAAAGAGTTTATGAATTATCAGCTCATGGTTAACATGAAAGAATACGAACCAGAGTTTGATCAAATGTTATTCAACTTACCTCTTGCAGGATCAACATTTAAAAAAGTTTATTTTGATTCTGTTTTAGGTCGTACGGTTTCTAAGTTTGTGCCTGCTGAAGATTTGTTGGTGTCATACAATGCAACATCTCTTGAAGATACAGATACAATTATTCACGTCATTAAGATGTCAGAAAACGATTTACGTAAACAACAGGTTTCTGGTTTTTATGCTGACGTTGATCTTGGTCAAGCAGGTTACGAAGGCAACGACATTGAGGACAAAAAAGAAGAGATTACTGGTGTAGAAAAATCAAACGGTAATGATGTCCACACTCTTTTAGAGTGTCATTGTGAATTAGACATAGAGGGATTTGAAGATAGAACTGAAACTGGCGAAGAGACAGGAATTAGACTTCCATACATTGTTACTATTCATGAAGACTCAGGAAAAGTTTTAGCTATCAGAAGAAACTACGGTCCGATGGACCCGATGAAAAAGAAAAAAGAATACTTTGTTCACTTTAAATTTTTACCAGGTCTTGGTTTTTACGGCTTTGGCTTAATCCACATGATCGGCGGTCTGTCTAGAACTGCAACTGCAGCATTAAGACAGCTTCTTGACGCCGGCACCTTGTCTAATTTGCCAGCCGGATTTAAACAACGAGGCATCAGAGTTCGTGACGAAGCTCAACCGTTGCAGCCGGGCGAGTTCCGTGATGTTGATGCACCTGGTGGAAATTTAAAAGATGCGTTTATGACGTTGCCTTTCAAAGAACCAAGTGGCACGCTCCTTCAATTGATGGGCGTGGTCGTACAAGCAGGGCAACGTTTTGCGTCAATCGCGGACATGCAGGTTGGTGATGGCAATCAAAGCGCAGCAGTGGGCACGACTATGGCGTTATTGGAACGCGGATCGCGGGTTATGTCTGCAATACACAAAAGATTATACGCAGCAATGAAGTGTGAGTTTATGTTACTAGCTGATAATTTTGCAGTCTATCTACCAAAAGTTTATCCGTACGATATTGTCGGAGGACAAAGACAAATTTTTGCAGCAGACTTTGATCAAAGAGTTGATATTATACCAGTCGCAGACCCAAACATCTTTTCACAGACTCAAAGAATTACAGTTGCGCAGACAGAACTACAAATGGCGATGTCAAACCCTGGCATGCACAACCTATACGAAGCATACAGACACATGTACGAGGCCTTGGGTGTAAAAGATATTGATCGTCTGCTACCGCCACCACCACAACCGCAGCCTTTGGACCCTGCGAGTGAAAATATTTTGGCACTGAACGGTAAAAAAATACAAGCATTTCCAAAACAAGACCATCAAGCGCACATGAGAGCGCATTTACAGTTTATGGGCACGACAATGGTGCGAAATAACCCAAAAGCACTTGGACTTTTACAACAAAATTGCATGGAGCACATAAATTTGATGTCATCAGAGCAAGTTGAGATGGAATTTGCAGAAGAAATTGCAAAAACAAAGCAAATGCAGGCGCAAATGGCGTTAATGATGCAACAAATGGGCCCACAAGCACAACAAAGTCCGCAAATGATGGCTATGCAGCGTGATCTAGAGTCATTAAACACACTTATGGAGTCTAGAAGAGCTGTTTTGATTGCAGAATTTACAGAAGACTACGCAAAAGCAGAGCGAGAGGTGCTAAACCAAATAGAAAATGATCCATTGTTGAAACTAAAAGACAGAGAAATTGATTTAAAGGCTAGAGAAGAGCAAAGAAAAGAAGAAGAGGGCATGAACAAAGCAAACATGGACATGATGCGTATGATGCAGAACAAAGAAATAGCAGAAGACAAGCTAGAACAAAATGATGAGCATGCCAAACTTAGAGCAAGCGTTTCACTAGCCAAAGATGGTATCAAACAAATGAAAGCAACCGTCATTGAGGGTCAATGATGAACAAACAAGAGCAAAGAACTTTTGGAATTACAGAAAATTTATTAAACAAGCCCGTACCAAGATTTTATGGGGCAGGTGATCACAAAGTACAACTTGCTTACATAACACCTGACGAAGCGGACTTACTTTCCGCACTAGATTTACATGGTAGTAATCCACCTAACCCTGGTCCAGAGGGTATTCCAAACTTTAACGATCCAGGAACAGGAATGAGTGGTGCTGCAGCTAGTGCATCAGAGGCAGGACCGAATGCAGGAAGAGCAGGAAGAGCTGAAGCGGCAGCTCAAGGAGTTTCAATTGGCTCATCACCAGTTGGGCCAAGCGGTAATGTTGATTATGGGGGTGCTTCAACTGCTCCAGGAATTGGTCCAAGTGACAACTTAGGCAATGTTTCTGAAAGTGGTTTTAATAACGATCCAAATAACACCGCCAACAAAGATAAAAAAAGTTTTAAAGACGCAGTAAAAGATTACTTTAGTCAAAAAATGTCATTAGCAGGTCTTTTGGGAACAGCGATTGGATATGGTTTGTTCGGACCTCTTGGTGGTTTTATAGGCGGTCAAATAGGAGGCACATACGGTGACGACGATCCGTCAAATAATTTTGGTGGCGTGATGATGGATGCAATGAAAACTGATTTTAATAACACAATGGATGCTATTAAAGATCCTAAAAGTATTGACTTTGGTTTAGGATCTCTTTTTGGTCCAGCTCCAGACATAGACAACAATCAGGGAGGCAACAGACCACCTATTGATTCGTCAGGTCTTATCAATACACTACCTGAAGAAATACCACCTATAGAAGAGACACCGATTGAAACAATGACGTTCACTCCTAATTATGGAGGCTCATTTCAGTTTGATCCTACGACAAATAGTTTTGGATTTAGGCCATGAGGGAATCAGATTTCTTAGCACCCTTGGGTATCGTGACATTGTTAGCTTCTTTAAAAGGACTACAAAATAGACAGGACGCACAAACAGCCTACGCTAATGAAGTTGAAAGACTTAATCAGTTAGCTTTACAATCGCAAGAAGAGACGGAAGATAGTGTTCCTGAAGAAAAGCAACAAATATCTTATTCTGATAATTTATCAGAGATGGGAAGCGATGCATTTAATTCACTAATTGGAGCAGCTTTTATGCCAGGTGGTTTGTTTGGTAAGGGCCTAACTTTTAGCATGGGCATGAATGCAGCCACTGGTTTTGGTAATGAAACTATTCAAGATATGGTAGAGGTTCTTGATCCTGAAGGTGTAACTAAAACCGTTCCGCCTAGAGGAGACGGTCCTGAGTTTTTAGAAGGTATTATGGATTTTTATAGAGGCATGGCAGGTGATGATGGAAAACTAGAAATGATGCCTAATGTATTGGCGCCAGGAGGACAAAGTCCTTATCTTGGATATAAAGACGGGGGTCTAATAAATTTATTTGAAACAAAAAAATAATGCCAGAAAAAAGAAAGAATAAAATAAAAGAGTCCATGGTTGTGCCTGCAAATGGTAGACCAGAAGAAGTTAAAGTTGGATACAGAAATATAAAAATAAAATATGTCAGACCTGATTTTATCATGGATGACATGACGGATAGTTATGGGGAGTACAGAGCTAGAGAGGGAGTAATTTATATTCAGGATGCACTTGTCGGACAAGAAAGATGCAATACTACATGGCATGAGATTTTACATGCGGTGGTTTATATATTTAGTCTTAATCAAGCAAACGGTCCGTTGAAAGAAGACGACGCTGAGGAGTTGGTTGTCAATACGATATCTAATGCGATGATGGGTGTATACAGAGACAATCCATGGCTATTGGACATGCTTCAAAAACATTTAAATGAAATCGATAACTGACGACATATTAGAGTGGTCTGAAAAATATCTTGAACCTAAGAACAAACATCTAGGAGATGTACCTGTATGTCCTTACGCTCGTAAAGCAAGACTACAAAATAAATACAGAATACTTGAGTGTAATAACTTTGCATACTTTCAGGATACAATTATTGAGGGTGCAAAACTAGCCAAGGACCCAGACATACAAATAGTTATTGTTGGGTGCGACGATATAGGATATGAGCCAGAGCAGTTGTCTTCTGTTATTGATGTACTAAATAGAGTTTTGGTACCTAATGATATTTATCTAATGGGATCACATCCTTACGACGACGATGAAGATGATCCGGTAGATTTTTTGGATACAGATGACTGGGAGCCAGAAAACGAGTTCATGATGGTTTTGATACAAAAGTTTGATGAACTAGAAAAAGCTAGTGACAATCTTCGTAAGACTGGCTATTATGAGCACTGGCCTTCAGATTACTATGAGGGTACGGTTTTAAAACGACAATCTTATAGGAGATATAGAAATGGCAGGAATGAAGAAACGAATTCTTAAAAGAGGCGGCGGCAGCGCTATGAAAAAACGTTTGAAGCGTGGTGGCGATGTTGAAGCTATGAAAAAGAAAAAGAAGAAAAAAGGTAAGAAAAAAG